TTTGGTTGAAGCATCCACAGATGGAGCCAAGCCATTAATATTACCTGCGCCTGCCGTAAATACCGCCTCAGCATAAGTTGTTGCTGAACCAGGATCAGTTGTAACAGTTCTATTATCTACACGGAACACTCTTTGACCAGTATAGAAGTTTGAACCTGGAATATTAAAGATACCAACAAATTGTCCGTGTTCATCAGTAGAAAAATTAGCAATTGAATTACCAGCTTGAATAGCATTAGCAATACTTAATTGAACACCTTTTAATCCATACTGTGAAGTAATATTATAACCTGCATTAGAGTTATAACCTAATGAAACATTAACAGGTCTATCTAATGTAACTGTTCTAGTAACATAATTGTATGAAGTAATGTTAGCGGTAAATTCATCGGTAGATGACAAGTAGATGATATTCTGTTCAGTGGCTTGTGCCTGATTGTAAACAGAATTCCATTGTGCTACTTGTTGGTAATAACGAGTGATGTTTGGTCCATCACCGTCACCGGAAAACTGTGGATATGGTGGAACATAAACTGCGCCATAGTTATAAGCGTAAACATAAGTTGATTTGATAGTAACTGAAGCACCAACAAAAGCCGTATTAGAAGAACCATTTGCATTTTGGTCTAACTGTAATTTTGTGGCGCCAACAAAATATGAACCGCCACCTGGCATTTGATACTCTGTGCCAGCATTTGTGTAAGTTAAACCAGAGGGTGTCAATGTATTCCAAATTACATTGCCTGATGGGTCTACAATTTTACAAGCAAATCCAGCAACACTCCATCCATTACTTACAGACCAAGATACAGTATGTGCACCAGTAGTTAATGTTTTGGTTGTAGAATTATCATTTGTGCTAACTGATAATGCAGATGTGCCATCAATAGAGATTGTGCCTGAACCGGTGACAGCACCATAAATTGTATAAGTGCCAGCAGTTGTGGCAGTAAACGCAAATGTGGATGAGTATGAACCAGAATTGCTTTGGTCACCCCAAACACCATAAGTATTCAAGAATGTAGATGCACCAGAAAGATACTGTGATTTGAAAATGTATGTCGGATTTGTTTCATAAGTATTTGTCCAACCACCACCAACACCGGTAACAGAACCAGAATTATGTAATGAAATTAAAGCTCCATTGTTTGCTGGTACGATTGTTCCTGCAGCAGATTTACCCAAATAATTTCCACTTGTATCAAAGAAAGCATTTTGTAACGTTACGGTTGCAACAGTTGATGGTGGATGAATTGTTGTTGCTACATATAAACGAACTCTTGAACTATCACCATAGTTGTATACAGAAACTACACGAGCATATGGATAGAATTGTTGTGTGCCGGTATCATAGAAACCAACAATATCATCTTCATTAAACATACCAGTAACGCCAGTTAATTCCATGGTGTTTGGAGTTGTAATCCATTTGTTTACATTTTGTCCGTCAAAGTAACATCCAACAGGAGTATTCTTCAACATACCTTTACATCTTACAATAAGTTCTTGTTGACGAATAAATGGAACAACAGCCGTATTAGTAACATAGCCGTTATCTGCAATTAATCCTGATGCAGCCGCTGAAGATGCTTCAGCATTGTTTAATGAAGTTAATTGATTAACATAAGTCGTTTCTACTACACCTTGATTTTGTGAAGGTACAACAGTTGTTCCAGGTATAGAAGCAAAGTCACCAGCATTTAATAAATTCAAACCACCAGATTGTTGTGAGAACTGAAGATTTGGCTGATTAATTGTGATTGCAGGAGCTTCCCAATTGTTTGCCCAATTGTCCATTGGAGGATTAAGAGTTGCAACGCCTTCATAAACAACTACGTTAAATGGGTTTACACTAATTGTGTTACTTGCCAATTGTTGTTTGATGAGTAATTGTGGAGTATAGGGTAATGTATATACGTTTGTTGATGTGCCACCAAGACTTGATACGGCATACGTGTTAGTGTTAGCAACAGTACCAAGTGAATTCAACACACCATAGTTTTGTAATTGGAAATTTTCAATCCAAGAAAGTGCAGTTAGTTGTTGTTTTCTAATGTTGATATTGGCAGCATAGTCAACGTTACCCGTATCAGCAGCACCAAAATCTGAGAATGAATCTACTAAAATACCATTTTTGAAACGATTTAATCCGTTAACATCAGGCACTTGTAGTGTTTGTGCTTTTTGTTCCAACAAACTAAGAGATGTATAGTATTCTAAGTTATCTACTTGTGTTTGTAAATCAGTAATATCAGACTTAGCCCAACGCTTATGAAGAATCTTATCAATGCTTAGATTGGATGGAACAGTATTAACTGTAACGCCAAGAGGACTTTCACCAGTTACATAACCTGGACCTTCACCTTGAACATAAGCCGTGTAAGGATCAAGGTTAATATTAGCAAGAACTAAAGCACCTGTTGGTTCAGTAGGAAGAATTGGTGATAAAGATGGTGCACCTTCAATGATAGAAAACTTACTATCTTTTGTTAATACCAATTTATCTTTTCTACCCAAGTAGTAAGTATAGTTGCTTACATAGTTGGAAAGATTTTGTGGAATTAATGCGCCATGAGTATCTATGGATCCACTAGTTGAAACACTATATTCCCATGTAGTTGGATTGGCTGCATTTTTTCTAACTGGTCTAAAGTCAACACAATCTCTTAACTGATATGTTGTACCATCAGTAGCAGTATAAGCTGGAATTGATGCATAAGTTTCTGGACTACCAGAAATTCCACCAATTGTATTTGCTGTGTATGAACGAACACTAAAGTATCCGTCACCGCCACCATGCGTATAACAATCAAATACTACAATGATATCACCAGTTGGAGGATTAACTCCAGGTAATAACTTAATGTATGCGTGAGAGTAGTGTGAATCTTTTTGGCCATTATTAAATGAGAATGAACCAGTAATATCTCTGTATTGTGCCAAAGCTCCAGATGGAGAACCACCTACCACACCAGTATCGTAAATTCTTGTTACTTGTTTTACATCAGAAACATACAAAGATGTTTTAATAGTATTAACAGCAACTTTAGAAATTAATACTTGACCTTTTGGATTACCAGAACCATCTAAAGCAAACTGTGTATTAGCAACAGAATTTGGATTAGTAAATGTTTGAACTACTGTTGTATTACCAACAACAAGGTTCTTAGATTTTAATACGTAACCAGTAGAATCAGCAGAAGAAACATATACACCAGCAAAAATATCGACAGTCTTGTTTGCATAAGCAGGAGCAGTAAATGTTGTTTGTGTATTAGTTACAACTGTTGCTGAGTTGCCTGTAAAGTCAAGAATGTTTCCGTTTGCGGTATCAATTACAGTAAACAACTGTCTAAAAGCATCGGTGCTTCCACTATATGTGGTACCTGCGGTACCTTGGAAACGAATTGGGTCATTACTGTTAATTGTGAATGTTCCGGAACTTGTAGTTGGAACATTACGGAAAATTTGTGTTGAGTAGTAAGAAGAGCTTGACACATTGGCAACATAAGGATAACCCAATGTAAAAATCATCTCTGGCATACCTGCGCCTTGCAGAATTGTTGCGCCAGAAGAAACGCCATTTACTTTACCTGCACTTGCATTAATATTTGTATTAGCAGTCAAAGCATATGTTGTATTTGCTTGAACAATGGAATTAATATTACCAGTTGAGAAAATCAAATTGAATTGACTTGTTGTGTCAGGAGTAATATTAAATGGTTGATTTACTGTTGCAGTTTTTGTAGAACCATTATAAGAAACAATAGTTCTAATATCACCTGCATCTGTACCATTTGTAATAGTTAATGTAGTACCGAAGTAAGCATTTGCAGCAGTAGAGAATTTGTTTGTTGGGTCGTAGAATGTAATAGTATTAGTTGTTGCTGAAGTTGCATTACTACTTAATGTATTAGTATTAATATCCGAAACATGGAAATTAAAAAGATAAGAAGCAGTATTAGAACCTGTTGAACTAACATAATCCAAATATCTAACATAAGCAGTACCAACTACGGTTGAATTATAGGTGTTAGCATTAGCAGTAACAATATTACCAGCTTGAACACAATGCAAATCAACAGAAGGCGTTGTTGAGTAATCAAAAATACCTTTGAGAGTATCAACAACAAAGTAATTGCCGTAATCTATAAAATTAGAATCACCGGTTATGGAAGCTGTTGTTCTTGCTCTGTCGCTTGTTAAAGTATAGTTTGATTGATTTTCAATACGATAACCACGAACATAAGCAACACCTGGTCCAATACTTAAATCATATTGAGCAGTATTACCAGAAACATTAGGACCAGGAGTTAATTTAAAATCATTAACAACATAATCACCATTGGTTTCATAGTCACGTTTAGCAAAGTAATCATCAATAGCAGAGTAAACAGTTTGGTCAGTTTGTTTAAGAACAACACCATTTTCCATTCTGAGTAATTCAATAAAGGCATCATCATTACCAGCAGTTAGAGGACGTTTATCTAATGTTAAAGTAATTTGATAACGGTCAGCCCCTGGAGCTTGATAGTTGGAAGCGCCAGCAGCAGGATCCAATAATGATAAATCGGTTGAACTTGTTACGGTACTTTCAGTAATGACCAAACCAATACGCCATGAAGGAGTATTATCATACTTGTCAAGAATGACAGTTTGTGGAAGAACATTAACAAAGTTACCAATAGAATATTGATTATTGTTTACGGTGTTATAACCATTGATTACATAGTAAACACCAGCAGAAACAGAAGCAACAGATGAAACCCCACCACTAGAAGTAGTAATTGTATTTGCTACAGGAGTAATTGATGTGCCAGACTGTGATTGAACAAAAATAGTATTTGCATCAGTAAATTGTTGGCCGGAAAGGTAAGAAACTACCAATGTTGGAGGATCACCTGGAGTTGTTGCGTTGCCTGTTGCTTCAGATGCAGCAAGAACTTTAGCAGTAACAATACCATATTGGTCTTGAACTGTTTGACCGACCAAATTACTAACTACAACTGCTGAATTACTATACAAAGTATTCAGTTTTACAAAATTACATTTTAAATTTGTAGTAACTTGACCACCAGATACCGGTGTATTTTGAGAATAGATTGCTGAAGCAAATTGTGAAACTTGATTTTGAAGAATGGTTTGCGCTTGTGTTAATTCACGAGCCTGAACCGCACGACCTGGTTTAAAAAGAATACGATGATAATTTTTTGTTGGATCAAAATCATCGTAAAACGGGCCTATATTATAATTAATCATTCTTCTACCTTAGAATCTTAAAACTAATCTGAGTTGTTCGTTACCGTTTGGTGAACGCTGAATTGGTTGTCTATTCTCAAAATACATCATGTATCCTGAACCAACCGAGAAACCTGTTGGAGTATACTGCAAAAGAACTCTTGATGTGACTGATGTGGCACCATATAATGCGCCACCTAAATTGTATGTTCCTACTGTATTTATCAGCGAAACCACATTGTTTCCTGAATCAAACGAACAAACAGTAGCGGTAAAGTTAGGATTATTTACATCTGTGCCTTGATAAACTGTTTCACCAGTAGTAAATGTTCCTAGACCAAATGATACAGTTGCTAAGTCACTTGTATTATAAACTGAACCCGTTGGTACGGTACCATCAGTCAAAACCGGATTAACAAGAACACCAACTTGACGGAAAGATACATCCGTAGGGATATTACCGCCTTCATTTCCATCAACATCAACAGATAACATAATATGGTTACAACCTAATTCTGATACAGAATCGGTTGCATTACCACCAATTGGTGAAATGATTGCGTTGGCCGTTGCATTATTACCTGCATATCCAGCCTGAGGTGAAATAGTTACAGTTGCATATGTATAATTGTTTCCTGTATTAGTAACAATAACATCAGAAACCATACCATTAGTTACATTCGCATATGCTGCAGCACCTGAACCATCACCTGTTACATTCACAACAGTAGTAATTATACCAGCTGAATAACCATTACCTGAGTTGGTCACATTAATTGCGTTGATTGAACCTAGGCCAGACGGCAACAATGGGTTAGGAGTAATTACACCTACTGACAGAGGCATCCAATTATTATCAAAGAATGATTTTTTTAAGCCTTTATCAATAGTTGTGATGTAAATCCACTTGTAACCATCTGATAAGTAAAGAGTTTGTGAAGCATCTGTGGTACCAGCTTGAAGAACTGGTTCAACAGTAGAGGTGCCACCACGATTATTACCGAGGCACTTAAAAATTTGGTCGTAACGGTTACGAACATAGAAATTCTTTGTAATGATTCCATTAGAATCAAGTGTAAACATATCGTCATAATCAGTATATGGTGTATATGTTGTGCCTGAAGTCCAGTCAATACGAGGAATAACAGGTGCCATATTGGAAGATGTCAACAACTTGGCAGCAAACATATGTTTAAATGTTTTCTTAATGTTTGCTTGGTCTTGTGTAGGTATTGGAGGATTATTATCGTCTGGCCATTGGTCAGGTTTACCAAGAATAAAATAAGAAGATGACTGAGCATTAGGCGCATAACCAGATGCTGTGATTACAAAGAAGTAGGTTAACTCTACCTCTATAACCGAGCCGTATGTTGTTAATATTCCGTTTACAGTATTTGCCATAGTATGTATTTATTAAGCGTGGACAACAGCTACGAATGTATTCTGTGCCGTACCATCAATACTCATATATCTTGCCATGATTGTTGAAGTTCCTGGAATAGCATACGAAGTTGAATTGGTGGTAGAATTGGTAGCAGAAAGTCCATGAGTAAAGTTTTGGTTTGTACCAGCAGTATTTGTAATCCATGCAACAACTTCTTTACCAGCAACCAAGTTAGATAAGGTTGCAGTTATACCTGTTGCTGTCTGAGCACGAACAACAGAATTATTTGCAAAGTCAATTGTGATTGCTGTCTGAGCACCAGGATATACTGTTGGTGTATAAATGAAACCTTTTTGCGGCTGAACAGCACCGGTAAATATTACAGAATCACCATTAAATGTTGCAATATTTGTTATGTTATTTGTACCAACTGGACAATTATAGAATTTAATTTGTGAACCTGTATTTGCATCTGTATAATTTTCAGAAGCGACAAAATCAATACGAGCGGTGCCAAGTGGTTGATACTTTGTTGTGCCATAACCATTACCAGAGAAACGAGAAAGAACATCGTTTGTTTGAACGGCAGAAGGATTATTTACGTTACCTCTTGCTGAACGACCAGCATATACAACATATGTATTTGCACCAAAAGAGTCAGCAACAATACGAGAAGATACGTTTTGTTTACCTGAAACATGAATCATGTAACCATCTTGTGATGGTGTTGTAACTGTTGGTGTTGCAGTAATAGTTAATGCAGATTGTGTATTTGAGAATGAATTGTTGGTCAAAACAACCTGTGCGTTCATTGAAACAATACCAGTAACATTCAATGTACCAATAATATTTGCAACACCATTGGATGTTGTAGTGCCATTAATAATCAAGTTACTCGTTGTGATTGCACCAGTAGTTGATTGAATACCTGATGCAATAAGGTTACCAGTAAGAGTTAGGTCACCAGCAAAAGTACCTGTCGCATTGGCAAGAGCCGCATTGGCTTTTGCAAAAGCTGCATTTGAATATGTTTGTAATGCTATTGTATTTGCGGAAGCGTTATTGGCAGTAGTGTTGGCAATTTGAATATTAGTATTTTGTGTATTGTTAACTCCAATAATATACGATGCCGGTAAACTTGCGGTATTTTGTGTTGTGCTGTCACCAAAAACAATTTTAGTATTTGTGGACAATGTAATAGTATTAGAAGTAATTTTTGCAACTACATTGGCAGCGTTAACTCCGCCCGCAATAAATCGTGTTTCTGTTCCTGGATTTGTTGTACCAATAACTAGATTACCACTTGAATTAGATATTGTATTACCTGTAACATACAAATAACCAGAAAGTGGTTCAATTGCAGTACCGAGTGAGTTGAACGGATTAACATTACTATATTGTGAGTTAGTAATACCCATATCAATATAATAGTTTGTGTCATTACCAATATCAGCGGTTACAATATAGTCAGCAGTACCTTGATTGTTAATGTTTTGTTCATTGACTTGAGTATATCCGCTAGAAATGCCAGTAAACTGTGCTACAAGATTGGGAAGAAGAACACCACCAGTACCAACAGTTAGATTATTGTTGGCATAGAGTGTAGTGCCTAAACTTTTAGCATTTAAGCGTGTAGTTTGTCCTGTACCTAAATCGGTAGTAGGAAATATAGACTGCGCTGGGTTAACATTTAAATTAGAACTGGCTGGCAGTCCCGAAATCTTTACTGAACTCATTTCTTATCCTATTAAAAGTATAGTTC